CTAGATATCTAGTGCTGTTAGAGGATTAAACCTCACCGCATCACTCAAGTGATTTGGGGAAAAGTGCGCATAAATCATCGTGTGATCGATGTGCTGATGGCCGAGGATTTCCTTCAATACAAGAATGTTGCCGCCATTCGTCATAAAGTGGCTTGCGAAGGTATGGCGTAGAACATGAGTGGCTTGGCCTTCTGGTAAATGGGGAAGGGCGATCGTTAGCCACTTATACACCACGTTGTAACTACAGGTGAACAGGCGATCATTGGTCGGCTTATATATCTGATGATACAACTCTTCAGAAATAGGTACCGTCCGGTTGCGTTTGCCTTTGGTATTGCTGTAAGTGATCCGGCACTTCGTTAAGTTAGAACCTTTTAAAAATATTGCTTCCCGCACGCGTGCACCTGTTGCCAAACAAACCTTATACACCTTAATCAGCTCGTCACCAATTGGGCTTCTCCTTGCCACTTCGAACAAGTGGTGAATTTCTTGCTCGGTTAGGAAGGCCAGTTCGGATTGAGGCTTTTTGATTGCCTCGATACCATCAGCCGGATTCGGCAATTTCCATTCGCCTAGTTTAATCAGCTTGTTGAACATTGCTTTGAGCAAACCGAAATCCACATTGTTAGAAGCGATAGACAAGTCTCTGTGCTGTTTACCTCGCCCTTTGTTCGAGCGACTAGCTCTGTACAATGCGAGTTGCTGCGCATTGAGATGTGAAGCAACAGGGTTGTTTAAATCTGAAACCATGCTTTCTAAACGAAGGCGAGTATGGTCACCGGATTTTAGATTCTTGCCATGCAACTTAAACCACAATGCAACCAGCTCGGATAAACGGCGATGATCAGGTTTAACACCTAGCCAGGGTTTATCGTCTACTTCTCGCATGGTGAATCGTTCGAAAGCAGCTGCTTCACCTTTAGTAGCGAACCTCTTACGAATCCGTTTACCTACTCGTCCCTTTGGATAGCATTCACATAGCCAAGGTTTCTTTGAACCGTCTTTTAAATTGCGGATTGACATAGTAAGATGGAATTGTGCTGTATATAAAAACAGTATAATTCGTGCTCATACGTTAAACAATGTTTTCTGTTGCATACATTAAACAATGTCATTGAGCCGAAAGAATTACAAACTCCAGTGACACTGTGTTATCGCATGAGGTAATATAGTCGGTCGTTTATTGATACCATTAACATTTAGGGCGTTAAGTTGTCTGCTAATCAACCAATAATTTTTTCTTTTTTCTCTGGTAGTGGTTTCTTAGATTTAGGCTTTGAAAAGTCTGGATTTGATGTTCGCTTTGTTAATGAGTTTCACCGTTCTTTTCTGGATGCTTATAAGTACTCTCGTGAACAAATGGAGCTACCAGCTCCTAAATACGGCTACCATCTTGGAAGTATTGAAGACTTTGTGACGGGTAATCACAAGAATGAGTTGTCGAAGCATGTTGAGCATGCCAAAAAAGAAGCAATGGTCGGATTTATTGGAGGCCCTCCATGTCCTGACTTTTCAGTCGCTGGTAAACAGAAAGGTGCAGATGGTGACAATGGTAAATTAACTAAAGTCTTCGTCGAAACTATTATTGAAAACCTGCCGGACTTCTTCTTATTTGAAAATGTGAAAGGTCTTTGGAAAACGGTTAAGCACCGAGCATTTTATGAAGAAATGAAAGTCCTATTGGAAGATGCTGGCTACGTTCTAACAGAGCGATTGACCAACTGTATTGAGTTTGGAGTACCGCAAGACCGCGATAGAATTTTGATGTTTGGTGTCTTGCGCAAACATGTAGGTGATTTATCAAAGGAACAGTTAGAGAAAGATTTTAACTGGAAACAAGAAATAAAGTTTGATAGAGAAACTGTGCTTAATAAAGCATTGTGGCCGACTACAAGTGAATTTAAAGAGTCAGCCAGCTCACGCCGTAAACTGCCAAAATCGTTAGAAAAATATAAAGAACTTACTGTGCAACATTGGTTTGAAAAAAATGACGTGTACAAGCACCCCAATGCTAAGCATCATTTTAAGCCGTATTCTCAACGATTCCGAACGGTAGAAGAGGGTGATGATGGTAAGAAATCGTTTAAGCGTTTGCACCGTTTTAGATTTTCGCCAACAGCTGCATACGGTAACAATGAAGTGCACTTACATCCATACCGTTCGCGTAGGTTGAGTGCGGCGGAAGCATTAGCGATTCAATCGTTACCAAAAGAGTTTCAACTTCCGTCAACGATGACTCTATCAGATATGTTCAAAACCATTGGCAACGGCGTTCCGTATTTAGCTGCGGAAGGGTTAGCTAAAACCATTCGAACCTACCTCAAAACACTTTAAAGGAAAGGAGCTTAACGGCTCCTTTTTTATACGTTTCACAACGTCTATTTACGTTACTCTACATTTGCTGTCAACCCATGCTAATATAGCCTACATAATCAATACTTTGATAGTTGGCGAGTTTGTATGAAGTTTGAAGACGTTTTAGATTATCTGGAACAGATGATTGGTTTGAATCTGCAACCAATAAATGAATCGAATGAAACATTAGTTATCCTTGAAGTCGATCGTGATAATAGTCGTTACACTGTCGACAAAACTACGAGTACACGAAAGCGTACTCGTCCTTTCTCTGAATTAAAAAAAATTCTAAGTGTATTAAATCAAAAAAGTTATGCTAGCGTGGAGCAAGCACTAAATGGAGCTGGTTCTAGTCGTCATCAACCTGAAACAATTTTTGCCAACTTTCCATGTATTGAGCACTTTAAATACGATAAAAGAAAGCATCTCTATTTAAGGGATTCTAATACTCATAGTATTGGAACTTTAAAAGAATTATCAAACCCTGAAGCGAGAGAGTTAAAAAGAAGAATTGATAGGTATAGAGATTTTGATATATCTCAATTCTACTTTTTACATAATAAACAGATTAGCCTATTAGAGGACAAATTATCTAACATCTTCACTAAATATCCTGGTGAGGGTGATGTGGAAACCATTTCCGATGTGTTAAAGGAATTACAAAATCTTGAGGTTAAGTTATCTGAATCAATTGTGACATTAGACTTGTCAAATATCTCAGAAAATAAATTTTCCGATAACCAAAATGGCGATGATAATGAGCGCAGTGGTAATGACTACCAGCAAAGTGATAATTCTGATGATGGAGATGATAATTCTGATGATGAAGATAGTAGTATTGATGATTACTCAATTATTACTCATTTTGAAATGTCCAGGATCAATCAAGTTAGCCCAACAGTCTCTCTATTGTTTGACCGTGTGAAGTATAATGAAATCGATTTACAACCTGAGTTCCAGAGGGGAGATAGGGTCTGGCCTGTTCCAGATAAATCGCGATTAATTGAATCGGTACTTTTGGGACTACCAATTCCTGTACTTTATTTTGCTGAAAAAGAAAATACTGATCCAGATGTAGATGCGGATTATATATGGGTCGTTATAGATGGTTTACAGCGTACAACGGCACTGATTGGTTACATGAGAGGGGACTACGAATTAAAAGGATTAAAGCGTCTAAAAGATTATAACGACCTGACGTTTAATGAATTGCCTAGAAAAGAACAACGAAAAATTCGAGAGTATCAATTATTTGGGCACTTAATTCCAATGTCTAATGATAGTGACGCAATGATAAGAGAAATATTCCATAGGATAAATACGTATGGGAAGACATTGAGTCCACAAGAGATTAGGTCAGCACTTTACCAAGGTCCTACGAATCGATTTTTGAAATATGTTGCGGATTCAGATGAATTCCTCAGTGCAATTCCAGCGAGTATTAGTTCTAATAGGATGCTTGATCTTGAGTATGTATTGAGGGCTGTGGCGTTTCTTATTTTTGGATACGAAAATTATACTTATAATACAAATGATGACTTTTTAAGTCATGCAATGAAAGTTTTAAATAAGTATAAATATCCTATGAATTCAAGAATTGAAAATGCAGATCCTATTTATTCTGATTTGATGGTTAGATTAACTTCATCTCTAGAATCGTTAACGTTAATTTTTGGCGATGATGCGTATAAAAAAGAACCAGGCGGTAGAGTTAATAAGGTTTTATTCGAAACACTAGTTTCTCTTTTTGCAATGATGACAGATGAAGAAAGAGAAAAAATGGTTAATTTAGATAACGCTAACTATTTTAAGAAACGATTATTTGAAGCAATAGAGAATAACGAAAGAATCTCTCGATGGGAATCAACCAGTGATAACTGGGATAATCGAGGGTTTGAATATGCAATAACCAATTCCACAAGTAAAAGAATTACTGTGTTGTATAGGTTTAGAAGTATCGTTGAAATGATAAATGAAGTTCCTGGTATGCAATTTAATCCAGAACCTATGTTAGAAAATTTTAATAAAAAACAAATTGGTAAATAATATGTTCGAACATATCAACTTAACGAATTTTAAATGCTATAAAAATACACCATTCGATATGAAAGATTTGGTTGTTTTTGTGGGAATAACTCAGTCGGAAAAAGTACTGTTATACAGTCAATATTATTGCTGATACAAAATGAATTTTCTGGCTCGTTGAGACTTGACGGTGATTTTATAAAGCTAGGTAGTTATAAAGAAGTGCATAATATGGATGCAAATACAGACTCTTTACTACTTGAGGCTGTTATAGATGGTCACAGGTTATCTTGGGGCTATGAGCGAGATCCACTATCAGAGGATGAGAAAGATTCAAACCTACTACCGTTTTCTGAATCTATGGACTTAGGCTTGGCTGGTTCAATTGCAAATCAAGTTAGAGAAAAATATAAGAACAACTTTAACTTTTTATGCGCTGAACGTTGGGGGCCTCGCGATAACTACCCATATTCAAACCAACGTCGTTCAAGAAGCTGGCTGGGTATTCATGGTGAATACACAGCTCAAGTCTTAACTAACTTGTTGGAGTCATCAAAATCTTTGGGCGAAGGTGACCCGAGAATACATGATAAAATCACATCGAGATTAGTTATTGATAACTTTACAAAATGGATGGGAGAGATATCTCCAGACACTTTTGTTAAATCCGATTCAATAACACATGCTAATATATCAACGAATCAATTTGTATTTGATGGTCATACCTATAGAGCAACAAATGTAGGATTTGGTTTGAGTTATGCTCTGCCTGTAGTTCTTTCTTTAGTTATGGCTAGATCTGGCGGTCTAGTGATTATAGAAAACCCAGAAGCACACCTCCATCCTAAAGGACAGAGTTATTTAGGACGACTGATACAGAAAACGGCCGAAGCTGGTGTTCAGGTTATTATCGAAACTCACAGTGACCATTTACTTAATGGTATTCGAGTTGCGGCACGTTTAAGCGAAAACTATATAGCTGGGTCGTCTAGAGTTTTCTTTGTTTCTCCAGGAGAAGATCAAAGCAACGTAGAGCCGATTGATATTGGCGACAAAGGTGAACTTTCTAATTGGCCAAGCGGCTTTTTTGATCAACAAGCTGAAGATATTCGAACTTTAATGAAAGGTGTGGATCGCTAATGAAAGGTTCGAAGTCTTACGCAAGTGCATATTCATTTAAACATGTTGATGTTGTCAATACGCCAGATTTTGACAGTCTCGCTGCGTATGTCTCCTATATCGAGAAAGCTATCGATTCGTTTGCTGTTTCAAGTAACCATACGTTACTGTTCTCAACAGACTATTCTGATTTCAAAGTTAATGGTTCAGATTTAGAGACTCGATTACTTGAAATAACAGGGGATCCATCAGCTGCAATTCATTTCCTTGGTGAATTTGAAAAAGCAATAGGTATAAATAAGGCGTATCTTGACACAACGCAAATTGTAAATGCTATTCAAGCGAACCCACAAGAAGCTTTACCTTTTGAGTATGCCTACAAAATTGGGTTTATTTGGCCTGGGATTTCTGATGAAAAGCAAATCTCTTCTTATACTGATTTGTGCAACCAAAACTCATTTAATTTTAAAAATGGCGTAACGACCAGGAAAGGTTTTACAGATAAAGCTAAGATCGTGTATGAACACATTCAATTTCACCCTCAGTTTGAAGATAAACTTCAAACCATTAAGCGTGGAACGTTTATGGATTATCTTAGTGAGTTTAGCCACTGTTTAAATACGTTGAACCAAGCCTCTTTTGAAATATCTAAAGAAGAAAATCAGAACCTGGCTGACTTGCAAGTTATTTCTGATAAATCAGCAGAACCTGAGTTAAAAGGGCGTATGTTAGCATGTACAAGACAAGGTGCTAATAAGCCATATTTTGACTTCGAGAATCTAAATCGTGGAGAAGTTAAGGTAGATAGTTATGGTAAAGAAAAGGTTGTATATCCTCTAGAGAATATCAACTCTGAATACCACTTAAAACTAAACTTCAATGATAAAGGTATTAAAATTCAGTCTGATGATGATTACAATCGAGCTTATTTCGCAATGAAATATTGTGACGTGACTGACAAAAAATACATAAAACTTGCTTATATAGGTGAGCACTGGCCACCTAAGAAAGGTGGAAAGAAGAGAAAATAAAAAGCGGCTACTAGCCGCTTTCTTTTTCAAGAGCTATCTCTTTAAGCTTTTCAGTTAAAGCTCTTTGCTCAGAACTATAATGCAATTCCCGATGGCAGTTAGGACAGACAGCAACACAGTTCACTGGTGTATCAGGACCATCATCGATGAGCCTAATCAAATGATGGACTTCTAGATATGGCTTACCTGAAGCTGTTATAAATGGTGCGGGCTTGTTGCAGCATTCACATATTCCGTTAGCTCTAAGTAGCACCCAGGCCTTTACTGCTGGATCTCTGATGAAATTTGAACTTGAGGAATTCGTTGTAGAAGGTCTCTGGTTCCCTTCAGGCTTAACCATTGCTTTCTTACTGAGTTCTTCATTAACGCTTGCTTCAAAGTAAGTTAAGTCTTCGAAAGGGCGATTTTCACTTTCAGCAATGTAAGACTCGATTAGTTTCGCGTGCTTAGGGGAAATATTTCGTTTAGGTTTTAGACCAGTAACCCAGTTACGATTTAAAAGCTCATACACGTAAGAGATGTTTTGCATCCTGAATTCAAAAGACTTAGGACTTCTATTAAACTTCTCAGCAAGTGATCTGTAGATATGTGCTTTTACAAATTTTTCGCCTTTAAATTCCATCTTATGCATTTTTACATATTCATTTACGGCACCTTTTAGCTCTTCATCGCTCCAGTATTCTTGGTCTTCTTTCATGCCTTCTCCATCACCAACGCAACTCTACCTACAACCCTTACTTCATCTTCCTCTACTGTCAGAGTTGAACCATTAAAGCTGATCGCCAGCTTCTTACCTGGTAGGCGTTGAATTTCGTTCAAGGAGAATAGACCATCCATATCTACTAGATATGTGCCACTTACTGCTTGATGAACTTCTTTATCGATAATGAATGTTGAGCCATCTTGCTCGATACCCATCGCATTTAGTAAGCCAAGCTTATCTAAGTATGCTTTGTCGAAAGGTAGAGTCTCGTTACCTTGCAGTTTACCGTTCACTAAATTGAATACATCGATATCGAATAAGACTCTTGATTCGTTTTTCTTAGTTACGTGATCTTGAGAGTTTTGCTCTGGAAACGGTTCACCTTCATCTAAAAGTAACCACTTTAAAGAAACTCCTTCACTCAAATGAATGCGTACTGCTAATTCAAATGGCGTCATGTTTCGAGTGTGCCAAGTCGAAATTGTGCCTTTATTTACACCTAGAACGTCAGTTAGCTGGTTATAACGCTCTAGGCCCATTACCTTGACGACTTTTGATGTAAAGTCGCGACCACCAATGTATTCATATGGTTCTATTTTTTTCTTGACAGTCATTCAAATGATCACCTAATATTCAAATCAATGACTAGCGAGCTGCAACTCACTAGACCGTTACACAACATTCAATAACCTACAAGGATAGCATTATGCTTTCATATCAAGTAGTCCTAAATACACCTTTCATGACGTACGACCAATATTCCCAGTTCTCTGGTATGCCTAAGCGTACCATCATGGATTGGGTGGCAGATGGTCGCTTACCTATTAAAACTAAAGCAAAAGGTAAAGAAACACCGCTTATCAACATGGTGGCGTTACTTGAAATTGCTACACGAGAAGCAATGGAAAACTTGGGGTAGGTGATCATGCGCTTATCTTCCTTAATTCCAACCAAAGAGCATTGCCCTTGGTGGCTACACATCCTTGGTTGGGGTTTTGTTTTCGTACCGTATTTCTTCAATTGAGTATTCGCTATGAACGAAATTGACTCAATGTGCGAATTCCGTGGCTCTAAACAAAAGGCATTTAACGAAGCGTGTTGTGCATTTGCGAACTCGGAGAACATGACCAAGTTAGCAAAAGCCGTAGGAATGAATGCCACCATGCTGCGCAATAAGCTCAACCCTGAGCAGCCGCACGTTCTAACCAACGTAGAACTTGTGCTGATAACCAAAGCGAGTGGTAACTACACCATTCTTAATAGCCTTTTGCTTGGCCTTGGTGTGGTGATGGCGCATATCCCAAGTGATGCGAGTGAAGAAACCTTTATCAAGCGGGCGCTCGAAAACGCGGTGCACTCTGGCGACCTATCTCGCATGGCGCTGGAACACGGCGGAAGCAGCCGCATTAGCCGTTCACACAAGCAAACCATCATCGACAAGGCGCATTGCAGTATCAGCAATCTGGTCGCGCTTATCTCTGATCTTGAAAGTCGCACAACGGGCATCACGCCATTACTAAGTATGAGCGTGGATTTCATCGCCAGTGGTGCACCGATTCCTGGACTGAGTTAACTCCAGAGAATAGTAAGGATATTTCCAAATGATAACGATTGAACTAAACACCCTAGAAGAAGCTTTACACATACAGAACGTTGCTGCGCTGAACATCAGCAAGTACCAGCAGAACCAAGTCGAAGGGCAAGAGTGCCAGCAAAACTCAAATATTCGTCTTTGGCAAGATATTAGGCGACAAGCGGGTTTAGAAATGAAAGCCATCTCCGAGAGAGGAGAGCGTGCCTAATGCAATACGTAGCTATTCGACTTTTTGATGATGGTGCGATGAAGCGCCACAAACACACTCAAGAGCCAGAAACAACGGTGCTTGGAGATTTCGATTCGTTAGACGATGCCGTTAATCAAGCCTGTGAACAGCTGAACTGTAATCATGTCCGCCGTGGTGTATTAAGCGAAGGGGAAGGATTAGGTGGGTTTATCGTCGTAGATGCACGGGAGTTTACCGAGATATGAGCATTCAAACTATTACTGAACCCTGTCATTTACCTTGTCCGGATCTGCCGCATTACTCTTTGACAAAGGAAGACAAAGAACGTGGCCTTGTTTGGTTAGAGAAGGTACGAGCTGAGCTTGAAGCAAAACGAGCAACAACAGAAACAGAGCGTGAGCGACGCAAAAGAGTTTGGCTCACGAAACAAAAGCAAAAGTCTTTGCGTTTACCTAATCGTGTGGTGGCACGTTCTTAACTTTCATGAAGAAGAACAACATTAACCTAAACAATCCACTAAATCGACTCCCAAGCAATCTGCATCGGGAGTTGATTTCTTATCTGGATAATCAAAAAGGTACTTCCCAACTTTCTTTCGTGAATGGCGTATGGGTTCATGATGGTGAACTTACACCGCGAGAAAGAGTATTTGAGTTTGCGTCTGTGACTGCTAACAAGCTCAAGCTACCTTTCGATATCCGCAACTATATTGATAAAGCGGCCTCGAGCCGATTAAAAAAGTATGGCTTTAAGCGTGCAATTGAGTTTATTGAAAAGCGCAGTAGCGCTGTTGCATCTGCGTTTTCCGTGTTACCTGAAGCTTGGTGGAAAGTTGATAATGAAATCAAAAGAGCGAAATTGGCTGTTGAAATGGCCGGGCGCTGCGGAAATCGAGTCAGGCTCGCGTCAGAGCATGGGCTCTCACCAATTGAGACAATCTCATTTATCAATGAATTTACAGGCGCTTCTCTGTGGCTACCTCATTTCGCACATGTTGAGGATACCAACCAAGCATATTCAATGATTGTTAGGCTAATGGATGAAGCGTTTTGGCGCAGGGCTATTGGCCGTATTGTTGTTGCGGTATTTGAGAATGCTCGTCGTGCTGCTGGTATGGTTTCGCCACATAGCTCACCTTATGCTTCTAACTCTGCTTGTGAATGGTTAACTATTCGCCAAGACCGTCAACGAGAGTGGATTGAGTTGATGGCGATAGAGTCCGAAAGCGGGGATGTCGTTGACCTAAAAACAGTCATTGATTCGTCTCAAAGCAATCCTGCAAATCGTAGACATGAGCTAATGACGCGCATTGCTGGTTGCCAGGAATATGCAGAGAGCAATGATCATGTCGCAATCTTTGTCACCATGACCTCACCGAGCCGATTTCACAGGCTCAAACAACACGGTAAATACTGGATAGAAAACCCCAAGTTTGACGGAGCTAACCCTAAAGACGCACATGCTTGGCTAAGCCATGGCTGGAATTTGTTTAGAGCCTGGGCCGATTACCGTGAGTTAGTGTATTACGGTATGAGAGTAGTCGAGCCTCACCAAGACGGCACACCTCACTGGCATGGCGTATTTTTCATGCCGTTAGAGCACGTAAAGGCGTTCATCGCAGGGCTTGAAGCGTATCAGTTTAGAGAGCCCAAAGACCTATATTTTGAAGATGGCACACCAAGAACCAAAGCGATGAAAGCGCGCTTTGATGCAAAGTTGATCGATAAATCTGCCGGAGGTGCCGTTGCTTATCTTGCTAAGTATATTTCGAAAAACGTTGATGGTTTTGCCCTTGAAGGCGAAGTCGACCGAGACAATAAAAGAGCCAAGCTTCAAGAAACCGTAAAGAACGTCACCGCTTGGTCACGTACATTCTGCTTTCGTCAGTTCCAATTCCAGAAAACTCCGCCAGTGACCATTTGGCGAGAGCTTCGTCGTATCGATGAAGAGCAAGAATACTGCTTGTTTGAAAAGGCCAGAAGAGCGGCCGACTGTGGTTTCTTTTCTGCTTACATGGATTATATGGGCGGGCATCGGCTTAGATCGTCTGAGCGTCCAATCCGCTTAGTTACAAAAGAACGCGAAAACAAATACGGAGAAATTGTTACTGTCACTGATGGGGTGGAAGGTTCAGGTTTACTTGTTTATACGCGAGAAACGGAATGGAAACTCATTAAGAAAGACTCCGACTTGTCGGAGGCTTCTGAAGGGAGCGGGAGCGACCGCCCTTGGTCCAGTGGCAATAACTGTAGAATTCCACCTAAAAGCCAAAAAATACTCGATAAGTACCTCCTGGAAATGGAGTTAGACAGGTCTGATCCCGCTTGGGAAAGCTTCATGAAAGAAGAAGGTGTACCAACTTAGATAAAAGAGCTCGGACGGTGAGCTTCTCCATATCAACTTTCGATACAGTGACATTGGCTGCAAAGAATTGGTAGAAAACTGTATGTATATACAGTATATTGGCGATGTAGTTGTTAAGGGTATTGATATGTCTAATAAAAACCAGTTATTCCAGAAAGCACTGGAGCTCATCATCGATGGAGTAGCATTAAGCACTGAAGCCGAAAGCCGTGCGCAGGTCGGTGCGTATTTGATGGGGTTAGTGGTCGCAGACAATCAAGGTAAACTCGATAACGACAAAGTAGAAGCCATTCAGATGATCATCCAAATGGCTGATGAAGTGGATAGTCCAGAGTTCAAGTTATAGCATTGAAAGTTGCTGCTTCAGCTCTTTTCTCTGATCTGGTGCTAGAGCTTTAACCAAGTTAAATGCCATCTGTGAAGTTGTCCTCGCAGAAGGGCTAAGCGTGTGGCTGTAAGACAAGTTCATCACAAATGTGTGCCCACACTCTGCATCACTACAAGAACAATATAAGTCTGCATAACCCGCAGATATACGGTTGGATTTTTGGATGCGGCTTTTACAACCACACTCCGGACACAATACTCTCATACAAGCACCTAACTTATTGACTGACCAAATAATGATACGTCAAAGGGCTGTGTTTTTGTACAGGTTTATGAACGTTCTCCAAATGTAGTATCAAATTTTAAATGTAGATTTTTGATATTTCTTATCTCTGGATCGTTGTTAACTTCATCCATAATTAATTCGCATACAGGTATGATTTCGTCTTTGGCATACTCACTGCCAATTTTGACGGGGTCACCCAGATTAGTCGTTCCCTGGGGAATGATTCCTGCTTTTCCTATAGGGAAGCGATGGCCTACGAGAATATCTTGCGCAGTGATGTTTTTGATTCGCTCAAATTCATCTTTTGTCGCTATATCGCCCACCGGGATTAGCTGAATCCCTTTTTCTGCACCGCCTGGAATATTAACAAACATACTTCTAAAGTTACCCACCCCTTTGGAGCTCGCGATTTTTTCCTTCAGCATTTGTTCGTCGTCATCACTAAGGTTTGGATCCGTGGCGTAAAAAATGAATCCCATGTGTGCACCGTTCTTGTAATAGCGACGACGAAATAGCGTTGCATCACGGTTTAGTAAGCTACTTTGTAAACTACCTAGATAGTCAGGTAGTCCATAAACTTGCTGCTGCAGATCTTCTTGAGGCAAAAAAATGATGTCATTCTCTTTGTATACTCGTTGCTTGTTGTCTCGCTCTAGCAAAACGAAGTCCCCATTTTTACGTCTACGTAGATACATGGTCGGTAGAGGAAACAAGCGCACAACACGTTTGAAGTGGTCGCGGATTTTTAAGAATGCGGCATCACCAAACGTGAAGTAGTTATTACAAAAAGATTGAATCTGCCGGCGTCTTGAACCGCCACCTGAAATAAAACGGGCAGCAACATAATTTGCTCGAGCTTTAAGTAAAGACCCGTGATAGGCGTTTGCACGTGAAGTTTCTGCTAAGCCTTGGCGTGAAATTGGAGGCTCCCAGTAACCATCAGTGTCGTTATAGAAAAGCTCAGAATATGAAGTCATCCAACTGGTTGAGTCAATTGCCTCAGGTGTGGAGTCAAGGTGATAAACAGATTCCGCATGTTGCTCCTGTTGTACTAGTTTGTCTTTTTGATTGTTCATGCTGCAGTCGCCCAGGTTGATTTCGTTGGTGTGTTGTGGTCTAGCGGCTCATTGATAATGGCGTGTGAAATGGCCCAAAACGCATCAGCGTGGCCTGTTGTTTCACTTCGCTCTGCTTTAAAGGTCATAGCGTTACCGCTATTGGTCGGCACTCGTTTAATCGCCATAAATGCCATAGCAATGTCTTTGTGTTCGGCATCAAACTGCAGTCGTTTTGCTTCTACGATATCGATCATCTTCATTACTAGGCGATTCTTGTTTTCGTTGCTGTAATGTATGGCGTGGGCCTCACGAGGGTGCTTTTTCTTAATTAAGTCCCAAACACCGCCACCAATGCCTGTAGTATCAACGCCTATGTAAGTGACTTTGTAGCGTTGAAATACCTTTTCAATTTCACTCACGTGGTACTGGAAGTTAAGCCCTTTCCAGTAGTGCTTCTCTAAGACACGAAACTTTTCACCTGCAACTGCCGGCGGAGCTATTACTACTAAGCAAGCATTGTCTCGCGTTCGGCTAGGGTCATAGCCCAGCCATACTTCACGCCCGGCAAACGGTGATTTTGTTTTCGGCTTGAAGTCCTGCCAGTGGGCAGAGTCAATCATGCCTTTTTCGAGGTCAGAGAATTTGAATACAGACAAAGAGCCGTCGACGAAGATACACATAAACAGGTTATCGAAATCGTCTTTACTGTATTCGTCCTTCAGTTCTTCAATATCAAATAGTTCACAGCCGCCTGCTGCAGCGTCTTCAATCGTGACGACATATCGCCACTGCTTATCAGGGCAAAGTACACCACCATCGCGATATTCATCGAACGTTGGAAACTCAATTTTGGCGCGTGAGTCTCTGCCTTTTCGCCATTGGTCGCCCGTCCAAAACGGATATGCCTGGTGCATTTTCGATGATGGTGTCGAAAAGTAGGTTTTACGCCATTTTTTATGGGTAGCCATTGCCGAAGCGAGTTTGTTTAGTTCGTCAAACTTCGGTATCCAGAAATACTCATCAACATAAACATGGCCGTGGTAACTCTGCGCGGTTTTGCTATTGGTAGATAAAAAGCGAAGTTCAGCACCATTGGAAAGAATAATCGGGTTTCCAGTCAGCTCTATGTCTAAGAACTCTTTTGCAATAGCAATGATGTAGCTGCGGAATACTTCTGCTTGAGCTCGTGATGCTGACAAAAAGATCTGGTTATCGCCGGTCAGAATCGCATCTTCTAACGCTTCGCCACTGAAGTAGTAAGTTGCACCAATTTGGCGGGATTTCAGAATGTTTCGAATACGCTGTTTTATGTTGTTGCGCATTACATGCTGATAGGCAAACAGGGAGTCATGCCATGTGACAAAGTCATCTTCACTCAGTTCGCTGATGTCATTCTTTTTACTTTTACGTTTCTTGGTCGATTTTGAATTACTGCTAGATTTCTGGCTGTTACGGCTATTTGTACCGTCTTGCTTTTTATCCCCTGTATTTAAAGGTTGCTCACCTTGCTGCTTTTCTTGTGCCCTTTGTTTCTTTAATGCAGCGTGATGCTTGATAAGCCGATCGAGCATGTCTAGTTGGTTTTTAGTGGGGTCAACAAGTTCAAGCAGTGTTTGAATTCGATTTGCTATCGCTTCATCAATGGTTTGTTCACGCAACATATCGCGCCAACCGAATTTGTCTGCCCAGTAATAAATGATGCGCTCATTATTCAGGTTCAGTTCGGTAGCGATTTCACGTGGCGTCCAAGCTTTCAAATAGAGTGCTCGGGCGGCTTGTCGTATTTCGGGAGAATATGCCATAAGCGCATCATACGCGCCGAAAACTTGCAGATGACTAAGCAAAGTTCGGATGAATTCGGATAGTAAATGTATCCGAATTACAAGGAATTGAAGTAGCTGAAACGACACATTCAAAGGCGTATTGTTTGCTCGAACCGTATGTGATTGACAAGTTTGAGTACAAAAATGCCAAAGATTAGTGAGTGGAAAATCATCGCGACAGAAGGACCGACCGTCGACGGGCGTAAAATAACCCGTGATTGGATTGAGCAAATGGCCGCTAGTTATTCGATGGATGAGTACACCGCACTAATTTGGCCTGAGCATCGTCGATTTTACGGTTACGGTGAAAACTGGGGCCGAGTGGTTGAAGTAAAAGCGGAGGAACAAAGCGGGAAATTACGTTTGTTCGCCAAGCTAGAGCCGAATGACTATCTGCTTGAAGCCAACCGTAAAAAACAAAAACTATTCACATCTATTGAGCCAAATCCCGACTACAAGGGGGAAGGGCGTTGCTATCTAATGGGCCTAGCTGCGACTGACTCCCCAGCCTCCACAGGAACATCGCTCCTTCAATTCTCTCGTGTTCATGGGGAAACCACCGAGATCAAAGCAAGCCATTTAGAAGAGGTGGACTTTTCAGATTGCTTTACTCGCAAAGACCGCTTTTTTGCGGCATTCAATGAATTTTTCTCTTCTGACGATGAAGAGCCAGAAACGCTATCAACAGCAGAGGGCACCAACGTGACCGAAGAACAATTAAAAGTCGCACTAAAAGAGCAGTTTTCTGCTTTCAAAGGTGAGTTTAAGCAAGAACTAAAAGAAGAGTTCAATTTGCAAAACACACCCGATCAACCAGAAACACCAGAAGTAGCAACCAAAGATGCGACGGTCGAGCAGTTTTCCGCTGCGCTGGAAGAAAAGCTAAATCCGTTGTTTGAGAAAGTGAACGGACTAGAAACTAAGTTTGCTGAACTATCACAAGAAGTCCCTGACCAGGAACCAGATCCATCAGGTGCTAGTGAATCTTTCTCATCTAAGGAGATGTTTTAATGCTGAACGCACTATCTACCAGTTATTTACAAGAGTTTTGTACAGCGACGTTATCCGCCGCAAATGCTCCGCAAGGTACACAGTCGTTTAACTTGACGCCCCCAATGGAAACTAAGCTACGTCAAGCAATTATGGAATCGGATGCTTTCCTAGGCATGGTTTCATTGCTGCCAGTTCAGCAAATCAAAGGTCAGGTTGTTGATGTTGGTGATGATGGCCTTTCGACCGGTCGATCTGGTTCGGGACGTTTTAGCGTGGAAGTGGGCCAAAGTGGTAATACCTACGAGCTTACAAAGACAGATTCAGGAGCACATATCCTTTGGGAAACTATGACGCAATGGGCAAACTCTGGCTCTAAAGGTCACTGGTTGAGCATGATGAAAAGCGCGATTTCTCGTCGTTTTGCATTGGATATGTTGCGTGTCGGTTTTAACGGTACGTCTATCGCAACTAATACGGACCCGATTAAAAATCCATTAGGCCAGGATGTAAATAAAGGCTGGCTCACGATTGTTAAAGAGAAGAGATCTAGCCAGGTACTCGCATCAGCAAAGCTTGACCCAACAGGCACTGCGACTGATTCATACAAGAATCTTGATTCACTTACGCAAGATCTAATCAACACGACGATTGCTCCCGAACATCGTCAAGACCCAGATCTCGTTGTTTTAGTTGGGTCGAATCTAGTCGCGGCTGAGCAGCACCGCTTACTTGAGGCTGCCGATAGTCCAACAGAGCATAAAGCGGCCCAAAGCCTAGCCAAGACAATTGCTGGCAAAAAGGCTTACACACCACCATTTTTCCCGGCTGATCAACTTTGGGTTACCAATACCAAGAACCTACAGATTCTGACGCAAGAAGGCACTCAGTGGCGTAAGCAGAAAAACGATGAAGATGAGCTTCGTTTCAAGCAAAACCATATCCGTATGGAAGGTTACGCTGTGGGAAATCTTAAAAAGTTCGCGGCTATCGAATCTGTTTCAGTCGTCGAATCAGCCACTGCAGAGGTGATGAATGGCTAGTCCTTTAGCAAGGCAGCGTCGTCAGCTTCTAGAAAATCAAGTCAGTCATTCTGCATCGAAGTTGAGTGCTAGTGCAAATACCGAAAGCCTGCACATCAAACTGATCGATTTTGAAGAAGACCGCAAGTATCTAAAGCAGCTCAATGCTATCGAAGACAAGGTGAAACATAAGCGTGATGTTTTGGTGCCCAAGTACAAACCGTACGTGGAAGCTTACCTAGCAAAAGGCGAAGTATTCGAGAACCCAATTTTCACCAATATGGTTATCTGGTTGTTCGATGTCAACGACATGGAAACCGCGATTGATTGGTGCTTGAAAGCCATAGCGCTTGATTTACCTACACCAGATAACTTCCGACGTGACTGGCCAACCGTGTGCGCTGATGAAGTTTTAGCTTGGGCGGAAAAAGAGTCTGGCAGAGGACATTCTATCGAGCCTTATTTCAGCGCGGTTTTTGAAAAGGTTGAGAGCGAATGGCGACTGCATGAAGAAGTGCATGCCAAGTGGTATCGATTTGCCGGGTTGCACTTACTTCGAAATGAAGAAGGACAACCGCAACCGACGTCTATTGGTTGTTTAGATACCTTGGAAAAGGCCTTGTTGCTACTGCAGTGTGCTCATGAGAAGTACGCCAAAATTGGGGTGAAAACCAAAATTGGTCAGGTAGAGCAACGTATTCGAGCGATTAAAGACAACAAAAACTTGTAACAGCTCCTACGCCGCCGAGCCTCGGCTGGTGAGGTAAGAGTGCCAATAGGCTAACTCAATACCGTCGACCCAGTGGCTAGAGGCTCACTTATTAAAAAAGGAATAACGATGTTTACGGGATCTTCCGGTTCGGATTATCAAGCGACAGAAATCACTAATGACGGTTTTTGGCCGAACATCAATGCCGGTGATTTTGAAAAGCGTCGCGGTATTCCTGCTGCTCAAGACTCAGAACGTATTGCTATCGCTCTAGTTAATGCTGTTTCGGAAGTGAATCAGCAACTCGAAGACTTAAAAGCTAAGTATCAGGAAGAGGGGCATGCAACTGCTGGCGATGTTCCTGCTTTTCCGAAAATGAATGATAAAAACCGTGTTGTATATCAATACGAATCAGCAGTATTTGCGAGAGCCAAAGCAGATTTGCTGCCGGACATTGCAACTGTTCATACCAAGGACAAGGGCGATCACATCGCAGACAGAAGCGTAGAGGTGCGCACTGAATTACTTTCAGAAAGTCAGCGCATTATTCGAAATATGAAAGGGCTGAACCGTTCATCGGTGGATTTGCTATGAGAACGCAATACCAAGCAGGTTACAAGCTGCGTGATCTAAACGCATTTTTAATCAGCGTTGTGGGCGACAAGATAGCCAAGCGCATGGAATGTGAAATGGGCAAGGTTGAGTTGAAACTAGAAACCAAGCACATGGGCCATGGTTTTGACCTGCTGTATCAGCGTTATGTTGCTGACTTCTACTTCGACAAATTCCCTTTCAAAGAATACGACCCAGCGGTGCTGTTCGCTAATGTTGGGGCGTGGTTGATGGACAACGATTCTGACCGTTTCCGCATCGAAGACTTAGACGACCCAGACGTAGACGTAGTACTGGAAGATGAGAAAAACGCCGAAGTATTGGTCTCAGTCATGTTTGAAGAACCCGTCAAAGTGGCTGCAGACCCAGACGGGCCAATCTATTGGAATGGTCAACGCTGGAAGATTGAAGAGTACGAGATTTGGCAGGCGGAAAGGTTATCACATGTAGTTCTCCGCAATGTATGAGATACGGGCCGATAAGCGCAGTTATTTGCGAGTTAAAGAGCAATTCGAGCTGCTAAAGCTTGAGAAAAAAGCCAGAGCCCGAGTGCTGAAAGAGCTTGGTAAATACATCGCCAAAACGACCAAAAAAAACATTCGAGCGCAGCGTGACCCAGACGGTAAAGCGTGGTCAAAGCGCAAAAAAGGCAGGAGAAAAATGCTTAAAGGTTTCACTAAGAAGCTAAAGCATTTTCAAAAAGACAATAACCGGGTTTTGGTTGTTGGTTGGCCATCAAGACGAGGAACCGTTGCACTGGCTCACCATACAGGTGAAGCAGAGGAAAGCGGATTGCAGCAGCGATTCAAGCAAGCCAAGAAAGCGAAAGAACCAAAGAAAACCGACCCGGCAACGAGAGAGCAAGCGAAAGAGTTACGCGACTTAGGTTACAGACTTCCGCCCCAAGGCAGGCAGAAGAGAGGCAAAAAGCCAACGCTCAAATTCATTACTCAGAATATGACCGTCGCTGAAGCCGCAAAACTGATTAGTGATCTGGAAAATAAAACGCCATCACGTAAGTGGGAAGTAGATCGCCCAGAACGCCGATTGATAGGCATTAGTCCGAAACGGGCAGCAATGATTATCAAGCGGGAAATGAATCGAAATAGGAGCAACTAAACATGGCATGGCCTACCGTCATTATTAACATTCTGAACATGATGCGCGGACCGATCCCGGGCGTTGAATTTCACTTTCTGTTTGTTGTGTACGGCACAGTTTCAGGAACAGAGCGCAACCTAATTATGGTGGATAACACCACGGATTTTTCAGACAGCGCGTTCGATAACATCGACCCTGTACACATGCTCACGCTAAAAGCTGCTCAGTTAAATGGGAAACAGAACTGGACTGCCGGTGTGATCGTTTTAAACCCATCAGATAGTTGGCAGGCTGCGGTTTTTAAAGCCAATGAGACATCAAGCTTTGAAGCTGTTGTGTTGGATAAGCCAAATACTGGAGCGTCCACTATTGAAGATGCAGTCGCATTTCGCCATGAACTTAAAGCCAAGCTTGGACGAGAAGTTTTCATGATCTGTTCCTTACCAGGAATTAATGATTCCGAGGACGGTGAAACATGGGCCGAGTGGTTAGCGCAAACGGTGAATGTGCCAAAGAACATTGCAAGTGAATACATCACCGTAGTGCCACAAGTACACGAAGGAAACTCTACAGTTGGCATTTATGCAGGTCGGTTGGCCAATCAAGAAGTATCTATTGCTGACTCACCGGCACGAGTAAAAACAGGCAGCATTCTCGGCAGTATGGCATTAGCAAAAGATAAGGATGGAAAGCCATTAGAGCTAGCAACACTTAAAGCACTAGAAGCTTCTCGAATCGCTGTACCGATGTGGTATCCGGACTATCCGGGGCAATATTGGACAACTGGACGTACGCTAGATGTCCCTGGTGGTGATTATCAAGATATTCGTCACATTCGCGTTGCCATGAAAGCAGCACGTAAAGTACGGGTACGAGCAATCGCACGAATTGCTGATCGAGAGTTCAATTCCACACCAGGCAGTGAAGCCAGCGCAAAGCTGTATTTCACTCAAGACCTCCGTGAAATGGCGGTAGTGAAAAAAATCGGTGATTACGAGTTCCCTGGTGAAATCAAACCACCTCAAGACGATGACATCACCATTACATGGGTTAATAGTGAAGAAGTTGAAATTCTACTCGCTGTGACACCTTACGAGTGCCCAGTGAAGATCACCATCGGCATCATGCTCAATCAACGACTAGGGGAGTAAACAATGAATTCTCGTTATACAGGGCGAAGCTTCGACATAAACATGCTGGGGATTTTGGTTCATGTGGAGTCGGCTACAGCAACCATCAATGATGAGTCTGCTGTTGATAAAGAGCGCGGCATTCCCACTGGATTTACTCATGGAGCTGTGAGTTGTGATGTTGAGTATGAGCTGGACTTGAACAACTTCCGTAAGCTTCAACAAAAAGCTCGCGAAGCTGGCAGTTGGCGCGGTATTAAGCCACACGACTGTATGTTCTATGCAAATACTGGCGATGATGAAGACAAAGTAGAGCTGTTTGGTGTGAAGCTTCAAATCTCAGATTTACTTAGTGTTGATCCAAACAGCAGTGATAAAACCAAGCGCAAGCTTAAAGGCTTTGTGACGAGCCCTCACTTTGTTCGCATTAATGGCATCTCATACCTAAGTAATGATGATACCCGCGGTTTGCTTTAAGCCTATCAGAGAGAGAACGAATGCCTGACTTTATCGACCATGCTAGTAGTAACGAAACCAAGTTTACTGAAATGGCAATCGCAAACCAGCTTAAACAGTCTATGCAGACAAGCGAACAAGAGAGTGCAAAAGAATGCCTTGAATGTGGTGACCCTATCCCTGAAGGGCGTCAGATAGCTATAGCGGGATGCCAGTTTTGCGCACCTTGCCAGGCTAAGTTGGAGTAACGATATGAAAGATTGGTTCGACAAATTAACCAGTGGAGTTGCTTACCTTGTGTCATTGGCAGGAATGACTTTCAGCAAGCTGACATTTGAGCAGTGGTATTTCATTTTATCACTAGTGATTGGCCTTGCAGCACTGGGATTGAACTATTGGCACAAGCGAGCAATGCAACGTATTGCAAGCGAAAAAGGAGTAGCACTGAGTGAAACTGACTAAGCGGATCATTTGTTCTGTAGTCGCTGTGATCGGCTTGGTAACAGGTGGTACGGCTGTTTATGGACCAGAATTGACGCAGCCCATTGGGCAAGTTGTGGTATCGGAACGAGACTTAGGAACGCTGCGCATCACCCCTAAAGGACTGAAGTTGATTGGTGATGCAGAGGGATGCCGGCAGAACCCTTACGTTTGTCCGGGAGGTATTCCTACGAATGGGATTGGGAATACTCATGGTGTGCCAGATACGCCAATCACATTGGAGCAAGTCGCGATCGACTGGGTGAAAAACATTCAATCGGCCGAACGATGTGTGACCAATGCAGAAAGGATTTCAGGAGCGCAAATGAGCACGGGTCAATTTGACGCATTTACCAGCTTTGTTTTCAACTTCGGGTGTACCAAGTTTCGCAAAAATAAGGACGGCTCTGACACTCGGATTTACGCAGCAATCAAACATGGCAATTACCCCAAAGCCTGCGGTCACATTACGGAGTGGGTAAAGAGTCAGGGCGTTGTACTTAAAGGACTCGTCACCCGAAGAGGATTAGAACGTGATCGCTGCATGGAAATGGATTAAGTGGATTGGTCTTGCGGTTTTGGTGACGACCATCGCGGTGCTGAAGCTGCAGCTTCATACCGTCAAAGCAGAGAAAACCACATTAAGTGAAAAGCTCACCAAGTCAGAAGCAGACAACCAAATCAACTTAACCACCATTGAATTTTTGAAGGGTGAAAGTGAGCAAGCTAACAACATGTTAGTTCAGCGGCAACGGCAACACATAGCAGCAGAGGAAAAACTCAATGCAGACCTGGCAGCAATTAAAACAGAGCTGGCAAACGTTCAGTGCCATGTCCCTGCCACTGTTACTGACCGCCTGCGCGAACCCTACTGAAACCGTCGCAACGCAGGTGTTCATGAAATTGCCACCTGCTGGAATGTTGGTGCCCTGTTCAAAACCACAAGTTCAAGGGACATGGCCAGAAGTGGTTACCGACGACATTCCCAAGCTGAAAAACGCACTGACTGAGTGTGATAACCAGATTGAAGATTATTTGCAATGGCGTGCTAAGCACGAAAACAAGAAGAGAAGTAAAAATGACTAAACCTACCTTTACATCAAAACCTGTCGTAGTCGCTATCGGTGGCACTGACTTCGTATTTACGCCAACGGTACAGGATGCAAATAACTATACCAATGACATGATGCCTAACAACAAAGTCGCGCCTGCCTATACGTACTTAACGCGTACTGTGAACACAGAGCAAAAAGATGAGCTCACTGAGTTACTTGATAGCGTTCCCGGCTTAACTATCGAGCTTTATGCCACGGTAAGTAACGCTTCTAAAGGTGGTATCGAAATCACACTAAAAAAATAACAGATAGGGCAAAGCGGATTGAAGACAATCCTTTGGAACAAGCCTTTGCCCTTCGTCGTCATTTTTTGCCGAGTGAACCAGACGACGAAAGAAGTTTAAGTCGCGCTATCTGGCTGGACAAACATCAGTTCGAACGCGAAGAAAGAGCGGTAATGAGTGCTATCAGCCGACTGTTTAGTCATTAACAGACATAAAGAGCGAGTGAGTATTACGCGATGAGCATGGAAAAATTGTTAATGCACATAGCGTTGGTTGATCAAGTCACCAAGCCGCTGCAGGGGATTACTAAAGAAATACAAGCTTCGATGGACGCTGGTAAGCAAGGCATGCAAAACATGGCGGCAGGTGGTGCGGGTTTAGTAGCCACGGGCTTTGCTATTCAAAATGCGCTGATGCCAGCGATTGAAATGGATAGAAAGCTAGGCGAAGTGAAGTCGTTAGGGGTTCTGGATGAGGATCTCACGAAGCTTTCAAAGACCGCACTTTGGACATCGGTACAGTACGGGAAGTCCGCCACAGATATTGTCGGCGCCTCATATGATATCAAGTCAGCATTTGGTGATATTGATGGAGACAGCCTTTCTGACATCACCAAAAGCTCTGCCGTTTTAGCTGCTGCGACTAAGGCTGATACTGCAACCATTACGGATTATATGGGCACCATGTATGGTGTTTTCAAAAATCAAGCTGATGAAATTGGGGTTGGTATTTGGTCCAAACAGATTGCTGGCATGACTGCGCAGTCTGTTGAAATGTTTAAGACTACAGGCGCAGGCATGAGTAGTGCTTTTACTAGCATCGGAGCGAATGCGACCAGTGCAGGAGTTGCTATCGAAGAGCAGATGGCGATTTTAGGCACGCTTCAATCAACCATGAGTGGCAGCGAAGCGGGTACCAAATACAAAGCATTCTTAGCGGGTGTGGCCAACGCTCAAGATAAGCTCAATTTGTCGTTTACCGATAGCCAAGGTCAGATGCTGCCTATGCTAGATATTCTTGAACAATTGAAAGGTAAATATGGTGACACCTTAAGTGTTGCTGAAGCGGCTGATTTGAAAAAGGCATTCGGCTCAGAAGAAGCCGTTAGCATGATTAAGTTATTAATGGCTGATACCGAAGGACTCGCAGGCAGTATTGACCAACTTGGTCAAATCGAGGGAATGTCGAAGGCCGAGCAAATGGCCAGCACCATGACAGATCAGTGGGAACGGTTAGAAGCGGCATGGTTTGCGGTTCGTGCAGCGGTATTTGGTGCGATTCTTCCTTCAATCAATTCGGTTGTAGGCACCATGGCTGACGGCTTAATGGTGCTTGTTGGTTGGACGGACCAATTTCCTTGGCTTGCTGAAATTCTTGGCTATGTCGCCATCGCAGGCCTGTCTCTTGGCGGGGTGATTGCAACATTGTCGCTTGCCATGGGGATCGGGCAAATGATGTCTGCTGGTTGGACGGTTACCATGACGAGTTTAAATAGCATCATGAAACTACTGCGTATTAGTACGCTGGCGAGTACTGCTGCTGCATGGCTATTTAACGCCGCGCTTTGGGCCAACCCGTTAACTTGGGTTGTCGCTGGTATAGCGCTGCTTATAGGTGGTATTGCTGCGGCAATCTATTGGTGGGACGACTTAACCTCCGCGTTTAAAGATACGGCTTGGTTTGATGTTATTGCTCATGCTATCGAAGGGCTCGTTGATTTACTCAATATGATCCCAGGTGTTGATATTGAACTGGGGCGCCAAATTGAAACGCCAGAGATGACAACGGCCGTCCAAGCTGAACACAGTACTCCTATATCACAGAACCTAACTCCGGGTGATGCGTCAGAAGTTAAGCAATTAGAACTACTTCAACCTCAAATGAGTTACGAGTCTGCGATAGCGACGAACCAAGACGTTTATGGATATAAGCCAGAGCAAATGGCGCCGTTCAAAATTGCAGAAAGCCAGGTTATTTCTCAGCCAAGCATCAACGTTGAAGCTCCAAATCTAGATACTCAATCGCCTCAACCGTTTATCGAATATAAAGGGAAGAGCAACGAGCCACGATTGCCTCCTCAAGTGGTGAACAATATGAAAACAACCAATCACAGTGATGCTAGTCGAGTTAGCTCTTTTGGCGACGTGTATATCACTGCCCCTAACGGAATAACACCAGACCAATTAGCCGAGTGGGATGAGCTCAATGTGGGGTAACGACTTAACAGAACGCAAGCGCTACAACGATATCAAAGTGGTCGAGGGTGGCTGGGATATGGACGCAGGCCAACAGCCTAAAGAGTGCAGTGATTTATACAGCATCGCGCAGGACATTAAGCACGCGATCATGGAATCAGGATTGGCTCGCCAATTGGTTGCAGAAAGAAACCCAGCGTTACGCGCTGATGTAATGGTGCAAATTGAGCAACTTGCTGAGAGAGATGTAAGAGTGGTACCGGGTTCAGCGACAGCAAGAGAAACAGAAACTGGTGATATCACCTTAACCGCTAAGGCTTATGAATATGGGGAACTTGAGGTGAAAGCATGAGTAAACGACCAAGTACGGATTTTGTTCAGGTGCTAAGTGAATCGGGTGTTCCAGTTACCGAAAATGACTTTGAAACCAAACTAAAACAAGAAGTCGTGGGGGCTGGTAGTAAGGTTTCGAATGACTCCGAAATGTCACCGTTTTGGCGTTGGGTTCGCGCTGCAGTGGTCACGCCATGTGTTTGGCTGATTAGACATCTATTGGCTCAGCACGTTATGCCCAATATGTTCGTGGCAACCGCTGAGCGTTGGGCTCTGGACCTAAAAGCATGGGAGCACAATATCGCGCCGAAAGTAGCTCAAAGAGCACAAGGCTACATCACACTAACTAAAGCAAATGCTGCTGATGCGGTGACGATTGAGAAAGGGGCGGTTATTCAAACGCTACCTATAGATGGCATTATGTATAAAGTTCAAGTTACTGAGCCTGGAATCATCGAGGCTGGTCACTTAAAGGGTAAGGTGCTTGTCGAAGCACTTGAAGCGGGCTCCGCGTTTAACTTGCCGGCGGGCTATTTCAACATTATTCCTGAAGCGATACCGGGCATTGTTGATGCGGTGAATGAACCTGACTGGCTCTCTGTACTCGGTGCTGATGCAGAGACTGATGAAGAGTTAGCGCTTCGTATTCAAAATGCCTTTACTAGCTCTGGTGAATGGCACATCGATGATGTGTATCGCTCTATCATCGCCAGCGTAGCGGGGATCCGAAGTGATAACATCTATTTTAGAAATACAGGGGACATAACCCCTGGTTCAGCAGAAGCATTGATTTTGATGGAAGTGGGGCCAACCCCGCTAACCGTTCTTGAACAGCTAAATGAGCACATAATGTCTAAAGGGCATCACGGTCACGGTGATGTACTTACCTGTAAAGCCATTCCCGATACGAAACATGAGATCACGGCGGATGTCGTCTTAGCTGAGAACTTAGACAGTGCCACCAAAGTGAATGAACTTCTTGAAGTGGAAGCGAGGATTAGAGCGGCTTTTCGAGAAACAGCAGCTTACCCAGAAATGACACGCGCGAAACCTGAGCATCGTTTTAGCTTATCTTTGCTTGGTACTGAGATACATACCAACATGACGGAAGTTGAATCGGTAAGGTTTACCGTAGACGGAAAAGTCCAAAAAGACATTATCAGCAAGCTAGAACAGCCTCGCTTGAAATCACTCACAGTTAAGGAACTCGTGGATGTCTGAGTCTCGAAATTACGACCAAAGCCGACATTCCCCTCGCTTACCAGAAATTGTGATCCCATGGTGGCAGGACGGAAGAACGACGGCGGATGAAGTCAAAGAACCTCACTTTTTATCTAAAGGCGTTTTTTCATTCTTCCGGATAGTTTGGAGCAGCCTACTATTTCCGCTTCGCCAAATGGATGCGTTGACCTGTAACGAAAAAGCATTGGAATTAATGGCATGGGATAGAGATATCAAAAGGTTTGAGAGTGAGCCACTTTCACTGTTTCGAAAGCGAGTGAAATACGCAGAAGTGAACGCCAAAGACGCAGGTAGCGTAGCGGGCTTCAAGCGGATTTTTGAAAGGTTAGGCATTGGCATCGTTAAGTTCAAAGAGCGTCAAAACGAAGTTCAGTGGGACGTTTGTACTATTGAGCTAAGTGATGGCGATATCTCGCAAAACAGCAAGTTGGTTCAAGTGCTCATAGAGCAATATGGGAGAACTTGCCGTCGATATCGATTTGAAGTCGTTTATCCCATTCAGGTGCACATTCGTACGGCCTGTTTCAGCCAAAGTCAGCAGCTATTTAGTGCAAAACTAGAGGAATAATACAGTATGAGCCAAACCATTATCCCTGCTCAGTTTGAGCGCTATTTAGTGGATAAAATTACAGCGGGTAGTACGACAAACATGAACGAGTTTGTGTTTGCTCATATTCCTAACTTAGACGCTGAATCACCGATTGACCGTACCCTAGGTCTGCCTAGTGAAGTGTATATCGTACATCGTCAAAAAGTGGACCAGGCTGCGCGACTTAATAGTAATACGTTGGTGTATTCCGTCATTCTTCAGTCAACCACACCGAGTTTTAAGTTCAATGCGATTTACCTCCATGACAAGCATGTTGAGAACTCCTGTGGCTTGATCGTGTATAAGAATACGGAAACTAAAGAAGAAAACATGACCACTATTAAGTCCGTCGCGCAGGAGTACAGTGGCGCTGCAGCGATAGCAAATATTCATGTTGATCCAGGAACTTGGCAGATAGATTTTCATGCGCGCTTAATGGGTATTGATGATGATTTACGTTTGGCGAACCTTGACCATTATGGCGGTTCGGCCTTTGTACGTGGCTGCTCGGTTGTCGCTAAAGGAAAGTCAAACACATTTGTTGTTAGTCCCGGAGTTGTTTATGTCTCAGGGTTACGTGTTGAGCTCTCAAAAAAAGAGGTGGTGGTCAGTGATGGCGTTCCCTGCGGCTTGTACTTAGATGTGGTACGTCAAGGCAGCGCACTCTCTCGTTGGGAAAACATAGCGACAGTAAGAAGCTCAAAAACAGAACTCTGTAATTACGTTGATGAAAATGGTCAACAGCATTACATCGCTCGACTTGCTGGCATTGACTCCCATGGCAATGTTACTGATTGGCGCGTGTGGGATGTTATTACTCAGCAACAAGCTGAAGCTGGTGAGGATGAATACCGTAGCCTATGGAGTGCAAAGCGAGTCTTTCAGTCTGTCGCGTCATACATCAACAAGAATGTTAAGAATGCCACTAAAACAGCCTCCGGTTGGATGAGTGCAAGCGATAAGAAAAAATTAGACGGGATTCAGAGTGGGGCTCAAGTCAATGTAGCAACTAACTTGAGCGTGTCTCGCAACGCCAATTCTCAAACGGTTAATAGCTCTACGGGTAAAGATGCCACTTTAAGTGCCGCAACAACATCGAGCGCTGGGGTTATGACCGCAGCAGACAAGAAGAAGCTGGATGGCATACAAGCTGGAGCACAAGCGAATATCGCAACCAACTTGACGGCATCTCGCAATGCCACAACTCAAACGATCAAGAGTTCTACGGGTAAAGATGCGGTTTTAAGTGCGGTGACGACATCTCATGCAGGGGTAATGACGGCAGCAGATAAGAAAAAGCTCGATGGAGTTGCCACTCAAGCTACGAAAAATCAAACAGACGCACATTTAAAGAACCGAGCTAATCATACGGGCACTCAAGCGATTTCTACTATTAGAGGTTTACAAGAAGCACTCAGTAGTAAATCAAATACAAAGCGGTCAATTTTGTGGAATGGACGAGCGCCAGGTAATACGAAGCTAAAAACGTCAGAGCCTATTACAAACTTCGACTTCTTGATAGTGACAGCCGAAGGTGGTTATGCAGCGGCGTCAGGGCTAAGTCTGAGCGCGATTGTTGATGTGCAATTAGCAATGGAGCTGGGCCAGTTTTATGTCATCTTGCAGAGTGATGGCAAGTACGGGTTTACCTTGACATGTAAGGAAGTTCAATCGGTTAGAGGTGGTACTTCTCTAAAATACGATGGTGTGACCGCCTATTCAGGTGAGCATTATTTGAGAAAGATTGTGGGCGTTAAGGTGTAAGGCATGGATAAAGAGCAAATATATGGATTAGTGGGAACAGGGTGCTTTCAAGTTGTCGGAGGTACCCCTCCGCATGGATGGATAGAGATCCCTTCACCACCCGAAAAGTTGCCTGCTGTCTTACAATCAAATGGCATATGGACATATCCAGATGCAATTCCTGGTAAAGAGGAACCAGCCATTTTTGCTGAAGCAGAAAATCAGTGGGTGGCACATGAAATGGCTTATGTGGATAGACAAGTCACATTACATGAAGACTCCGATCCTCGTTCTACGCTAACTGCTTCAGATTGGAGAAGCTATCGGAGAGCACTACGCGACTATGTAAAGGACGGTGTAGTAACGATGGTCATTCGACCACAACGCCCTACAGAGAAATCCATGACAATTGAAGGCCGATTATGACTTGGCACTTATCCCAATTAAACTGGCCAAGTTACTCGCAGAGCATTCAAACCAAGGCTGAGTCGGTGACAGACGCAGTCGGCGCCGTAATGAATGAAGCGATTAACCGGTTAACCAACCATACAAGTGACGCCAATTACGGGCGTCACTCTTTAAGTGAAGAGTCGAGCGCTTTGCTTAAGCTGCGTAGTGAACTTCAATCCTTACTTGTCTCAGGAAGCGTACTTACAGTGTCGCCATATCAGTTTCAAGTGGGGACCCGTTTGGACTCGGGGTGTTACCTCAATCCTAGTACTGCAATTAAAACGTTATCTAATAAGCTGCGGGATTACGCTGATAGGTACCGACCAAATGGCCATCTTCACGGTATTGCGATAATGGTAACGGCCTCTCAATTGAACCAATTCTCTCGGCAGCTCATTGAGCTTACATCATTGCTTCCAATGCCTGAATGGTGCCAAGTAGCTAGGCAAAGTCATGCTTTAAATACCAATGACGTTGATAAGTTCCATCAACCTGCAGCGATCGCTCTACCACGCTTTAAGCCGATGGCTTTACTCAACGCTAACCCATTACATGATGCTTTACATTGGCAAGGTGCCCAAGTAGCTACGCTAGAGTCATTAGCAGACGATGACCATCACGTAATTGACAAGTTGCAGTTATTAGCAGCGAAACGCAATAAAAAGATGGAAGAAATCAAGGCTCAGCTCAACGCCCTGAAGAACTTGAAAGGAAGTATCTATGCGTTCTCCGTGGAGGGCAATGCGGAAAGTATAGCGACACGATTGAATCAAGCGGGAACGCCCAACAATCATCAATTTACATTAGCAAGCTTATTGCTTAGCTATGAACCTATGACGTTTTTTGAGGAGCTATTATGCTAGCTCTAGATGGTGTGCCAATTAACTTAGACTCGATGACCGTTGAAATGTCCATGGAGTTTAAAGACCAGGACATGAGTGGGCAGTCTTCTGGTACCGATGTGGCAGAGCAAGGTGACAAAGGCAAAAAGCTTACCTTTAGTGGTCGTGTTCCATTCATTCGTATAGAAACACTGACCCAACTTTATGCGTTTGCTTCAGATAAAGATGAGTCGAATGCTAGGCGTATTTATCGAATCGGCAATGACATTGCGCTCGCACTTAAAATTCGCAATGTGAAGTTCACTGGACGTATTCAAGCAAGAGAACATGAAACTCTACAGGCTTGGAATGTATCTTTTGAGCTTCGGGAGTACAACAGTGTCGCCGAGCAAAAAGAGCAGCGGATTAAAGCGCAAAGCAAGCCAGAGCAGCGAGAGAACACTCGGTTGAAACAGGCACTCATCACCGCAGAGGAGGCGACTCAATGAAGTTAGAGAAGCGCTTGTATATAAGCGGCGAAGAAGTCAAATTGGCAAGTAACATGGTGAGCTTAAAGCTTTCTTTGGGCAGTGTGGCCATCTTTGAAATTGAAGCTACACAACCCTTGAAATTATTCGAGCCGGTGCGTTTTGATATTGGATATGAAAACAAAACGTCGCCTTGGTTTGAGGGCTATGTTGATAAAATCCAATCTACAGTCAATGGCTACCAAAAAATCACAGTAAAAGAACTGACAGGTATTTTGAGTAAACGTTGGTCTCTCAGTTTAGAGCATCCAAATGCCGAGCAAGTTATTGATGCGCTCTCTCACCTTACTGGTCTCGAGTTTAATCTACCCAATAAAGAATACATGAAGACCGCGATCCCAAACTTTGTTTGCCAGGGAACGGGTTATCAATGTTTAGATCAGGTCGCTAAGGCTTTTTCTATTCCTGACTGTGTTTGGTTTCAACATACTGACCAGGTGGTTTATTTTGGCTCCTATCAAGATAGCCATTTCAACGACAAACCAATGCCACTACCTGAAGAGTTTACGAGTCGTCAAAATGGTAACAGTGTCACCTTTGTTCCGTTTCCCATGCTTAGACCAGGTCGGGTTTTGAATGGTAAGCGAGTCAATCGGGTTGACTTAATACAGGATGATATGACGGCGTATTGGAAAGCTGAACAGTCTGAAGTCATACCTAAAAAGCGAGAAACACTACAGCATTTTCCTGAATTAGCAGCAGGCTTTCACTTGCCAAAGTTCGGGCGAGTCGAAATGGTCAGAGACAGTGCGACGGCGGGTAAAGTATCTGACCCATTTCGGCCAAGACTCTCTGTTGATGTGCAAGTTCTAGATGAGAATTTGCAACCAGATAGTAACGTACCGGTTTATCGCTCGATTCCACTGCCAGTTAACATGAGCGGACATGAGTCCGGATTGTTAGCGTATCCATTAGAAGGGACATTGGTTGAAATTGCTTTCGCTTATGGTCGAAGCGATAGACCCATCATACGTGGCGTTTATGGACGTGAATATGCGCTTCCCTCAATAGAGCCTGGTGAACAACTACAACAGCAACGTGAAGAAGTGAGTTATCGAGTCGATGCCGCAGGAAATACAACACTGCAGACTGACCAAACTCAAAATCAGAGAGCGTTTGGTAAGTTAGACCAATTTGAACGGTATAAAGGTGAGTTTGGCCAGCAGCAGCTTTTTGTAAATGAGCACAGCACTGAAGAAGTGAATGGTAAGAAGCTTATTGAAGCGCTTGGCGCTATTAATTTGTTGTCAGGAGATGATCTGGTGTTAGGAAGCTTGGGTAACATGCAAACGGCTACCGCTGGCGAACTTATTGAGACCATCGGAAAATTTCGCCGAAGTATTGCCGCTGAGCACCAATGGCTGCAATCACCTAAGACTTGGATAGGCTCTAAGCAAGAGAATGTGTTGATTCTGTTATCGGAGTTAATGCAGGTGGTTAAAGAATTGGCCGACACTTTAGCAACGCATACACACAGCGGTGTAGCACCAGGACGAGCAAGCACCAAAACACCAGTGCAAGCGAATGATATTACTGGTCATGGGGAGGATAGTGAGAAGTTGAAGGGTAGGCTTGATGTGATAACACAAACAATTTAGGTATCCAGCATGGGAAGGTTAACTTGCAACAATATACTAGCTGGTTATTGATGTGCTTAGTTCGGCAGGTTGTTAATAAGGCTTAAGTGTTAAATTGAACATTAGAAAAGGGGCTAAAGCCCCTTAAGTTAAATAGGCTCGATTATTGACCACGGATCTCGTTCATCGCTCTTGCGTATTGGCCTTCCACATAGTGCTTTTCACCACTTGCCATACGAATAAGGTACTGATTATCTTTACTCTTTGTTACAGACTCAATGAACGCAACATTAACGCTGATAGTGGAACCGTGGACATTTTCGAAACTAAAAAAACGCAT